AACTGGCGTTCAAGTGGTTATCACGTATTCGCAAGAATTAGGAGAAAGTTTGGATGAGCATTTACAATAATATTCGTGCTGCTCTAGAAAGCCATCTTTCCACTACAGCCGACCTACCCGATATTGCCTATGAGAATGTCTCTTTTGATCCTACAACAGGGTCTAGCTTTCTTAAGGTAGCCTTTGTGCCAGTCTCCCGAAGACCTGCTGTACGAGGCTCAAATCCACAGCAACGGTACGATGGTGTTTTTCGTGTATTCTGTTATACACCAGAAGGTAACGGCCCTGCTGCTGCTGATGACCTAGCTAACAAGGTAATGGATGCCTTTGATGCTACAACAGACATCTCTTTTACACCAGCAGGTGGAGATGAAATCATAGTTTCTGTAGACTATGCAGAACGAGATAGTGGGTTTGTAGATACACCGTGGTATTACGCAACAGTGAATATCGGTTGGTATATCTTCGCCCAATAAAGGAATTGCTTATGTATACAGCAAAACAAAACTTTGCCTGTCAAGGTAAATCATACAAAGAGGGAGATAAAATCCCTGCTAAAATCGCCAAAGGACTGCCTGAACACTTGGTAGAATCTCCAAAGGCTAAATCAACAACTATTCAAGAAATCTCTGAAGGAGAATAACTATGGCTTTTGCACAGGGTAGCCGTTCCAGTCTCGCTTACATTGCTGAGACAGCATTTGGAACAACACCAGCCTCACCAACATTCGCTTACTTGCCATTCAATACACACTCTATTGACCTATCAAAAGATCGTGTTGAAGGTAACGAAATTCAATCAGACCGTATGACTCGTGTTGACCGTCATGGTAACAAACAAGCTGGCGGTTCAGTAGAAGTAGACCTTCGTAAGGCAGACTTTGACGAGTTTATCGAAAGTGCTTTCTTTAGCTCTTTCTCAACAGACGTTGTTAAAGTTGGTACAACACCAAAGTACTTCACAATCGAAGACGCTGCTGAAGACATCTCACAGTTCCGTACATTTACTGGTATGGCTGTATCTGGTATGTCAGTTTCCATCGCACCTAACCAAATGGTTTCAACAACCTTTGATATGGTCGGTAAAGACATGACACAAGCTGCAACAACAGCTTCTACAGGTGGTACACCAACTGCTGCTTCATCTAACCAGCCATTCGACAGCTACTCAGGTACTATTTCTGATGGTGGGTCGGCTGTTTCTATCGTGACTTCGATTGACTTCTCAATCCAGAACTCTTTAGCACCTACATTCGTTGTTGGTTCTGATGCTGCTCAGTCACTAGAGTATGGTCGTGCGGTTGTTGAAGGTACAATGACTGTCTACTATGAAGACGCAACATTGATCAACAAATTCTTGAACGAGACTGAAAGCACAATCGAAGTATCTGTGGACGATCCTACAGGTGCTAACAGCTACACATTCTTGTTCCCACGAGTTAAGTACAACGGTGCATCTGTTCCAGTACAGAACCCACAGTCACGCTTGATCACAATGCCTTTCGTTGGTCTATATGACGCAACAGAAGACACAAACATCAAACTGACACGTACATCGTAATCCTCTAGCTAGAGGCGGGGGAGCATCGGTGTCGGGTCTGGTGTTCCCCCTTCAATAACCACCCCGACAAACCCGAATCATCAAAAGGAGACCCGATTATGGACTTGATGAACATTGGTACTACCAAAGAAACCACAGACGTTACTTTGTATAACCCAGTAAACTCTGAACTACTAACTAACGAAGATGGTTCAGAGATGACAATTACAATTTGTGGCCCATACTCAAAGAAATATAAGGCCATTTCTCACGCACAACAAAACCGTCGATTGATGAAAGCTCAACGTACTGGTGGTAAGCTAAACCTTACTGCAGAAGAGATTGAAGCATCAGCATTAGACCTCTTGGTTAAGTGTGTAGAGTCTTGGAACATCACAGTAGGTGGTGAACAGCCTGAATGCAAAGAAGCTAAAGTGCGTGAACTATTTGAACAACTGCCTTGGGTACGTGAACAAGTAGATGCTGCTTTAGGTGATGCACAGGCTTTTTTGGACAAGTAAGGGCTGAACTAGAAGAGTTTGCTGAACACTCTTTTAGGATGGGTAGAAAAGTTAAGGGTAAGTCAACCGAAGCTGACCACCTAGCCCAAGCAGCAAAACAAATGGGGAAGAGTTTAGACGAGGTAGAACAGTTTAACTCTGATGCACTCTTCCCCGACATTGCTGCACATATCTGGTCATCATTCCTAGAACTACACGAAGGTAGAACGTATGGAATGTCAGGGCCAAATCCTATATCCTACGACATAATTAAGGCTTGGTGTGACCTTACGAGTATCACACTTTCACCGTGGGAAATAGAAACTATAAAGTCCCTTGATAACTTGTGGATCAAAACTATAGGCGAAGAGAATGGCTGACCTTATGCAAATTGGTATTGATGTAAGAACTAACATCAAACAAGCTACTGCCGATCTTGATAAGATGGGTGGTTCTGTTGTTAATAACATCAACACCATCAATCGCCTTGAATCTGAGGTTAAACAGCTTAATAGGGAACTAACTCGTGGTCGTGTATCTGAGGCAGCTTATGCCAAAGGTATGCAACAGATTAACAACGAGCTTAATATATTTCAGCAACGTGCAGCAAAGGCGGCAGAAGTAGAGCAAAAGTTTGGTAGAACTGCAGCCACAGGCGGTAAGAGTTTAAACCGTTTTAACATGGTTCTGCAGCAAGGTGGCTATCAACTACAAGACTTTGTTGTTCAGTTACAGTCTGGGACTAACTTCTTTACTGCGTTCTCACAACAAGGTTCACAGTTTGCTAGTATCTTTGGGCCTAAAGGTGCTGTTATTGGTGCTGTTATTGCGCTAGGTTCTGCTGTAGGGGGTACTTTAGTTGCATCTTTCCTTGGTGCAAAAGAAGAAGTTGAAAGTTTTGAAGACCAGCTTGATAACCTAACTGATGCTCTAGAAGAATACAGAAGTCTTTCTGAGAGAATTGCAGATTCCAAAGCTCTATCAGATGAATTTGGAAACCTATCTGGTCAAGCCAAATCAATCTTAGAAACCCTACAACTGATACAGGGTATCACACTAAAGAAGCAACTATCTGAACTTGGTGGTATAGGTCGGGTTGTTTTTGAGACATCCACAATTAAAACTGGTGAGATTTTGGGGATAGTACCCATCCTTGAAGAGGTTCAAGTTCTTACAAAGAATCAAATTGAAGCTGCTCAAGAGTTTCTTGGTGCAACTGAAGGTACGTTTGAGGAAAATTCATCCTATGCTGGTCAATACTTACGCTTACTAGATAAGATTCAAGGTGCGGAAACTTTTGATCAACAAGTAGCAGCGGCAGCAGAACTTGATAAGTTCTTAAAAGCACATGTCGAATCTAGGGGCGCAGAAACCAAAAACCTAGAGCAAATAACAGCACTTCAAAATGTTCTTTTACAACTTACTAAGAATCAAGCCAGTGAGCAATCTGCTGCCTCAAAAGCATTAGAACTAGAGGAAGAGAAGAGGTCAACTCTAATCAAAAACACTCTAGCCAATGCCACTAGAGCTAATGCAGAACGCTATGCTCAAGAACGTGCAGAAATAGCTGAAGTAGAAGAAACAAGAAAGTCTCTACAAGCTAATGCTCAAGCTAATGCCACTAGGGCTAATGCGGAACGCTATGAGGCAGAACGACAAGAGATAGCTAAAGTAGAACAAGACCGTCAAGCTGTTCAAAGAGCTACACTGATTGCGGCTACTAGAGCTAACGCAGATCGTATTAAACAAGAGCAAGATGCCGCTGAAAGACAGAAGCAGATTGACAATGACAGGTTATTAGTTCTTTCAGCACTAAATGCTAAAGCCCTAGAAAACTTAGATGCTTTAGACGACAGTGCTACTCAAGCTGAAAGACTAACTGCAGCGTTAGAAGATGCTGCTGATGCAATGAGTGCAATCAGTGGTTTTAACCTAAGCCTACAAGATAGATTAGCTCAAATTACAGCCGAAAACGAAGCTATTAAACAGGGCTTAAATGGTCAGATCGCTGGTGAGATTGAACTACTTAAGATTAAGCGTGATAGACTTATCTTATCAGATGCGTTAGGTAAGCAAGACCGTGATCAAATGGCTGCTGAGATTACTCAGATAGACAATCTTATAAACGCATACGAAGAACAGCTAAAAGTTAATGACAAACTAACTACTAAAACCAGAGGCCAAACAAAAGCAGTTAAAGACAACCGCACAGCCTACGAAAAGGCTATGATGACTGCAACTGAATTTGCTGATGCCCTAGATAGACAAGTTATTGGTGCAGTAGATGGTGTAGCAGATGCCTTCTCTGATTTCCTTGCGGGTGGCCTAAAAGACTTCAAAGACTTCGTAGGTTCTATCAAGGATATGTTCATCAGGCTACTAGCAGATATGGCTGCTATGGCTCTTAAGCAACGTATCATTATCCCTATTGCTACAGGCATGGCTGCAGGTTTTGGTAGTTCTGCTGCCGCACAAACTATGGCTTCAGGAACAGGCTCTTTTGCTTCAGGTACTATAGGCTCTATGTTAGCTGGTGGTGCATCTGCCCTTGGTAGTGGTTTCATGGCAGGTGTCCAAGGGTTCATGGGTGGCGGTTTTGGTGGTTATATGAACACTCTCTCTGCTACAGCTCTTAACGCTGGCCCTATGGCTACCATCGGTGCTGCTCTACCTGCTATTGCTGCAGTTGCTGCAGTCGTCGGACTGTTGACCAAGAAGACTAAACTACTCGACAGTGGACTAAGAGCTACTGTTGAGGGCTTTGATGTAGCTATTGAGACTTTCCAGCTTACACAAAGTAGTCGCTTGTTTGGTCTACTGAAGGGTAGTAAGAAAACTACCTACACTGCTGCTGATGCAGAATTAGCTGACCCATTGATAGAAGCTATCGGTGATATGCAACAGAGCATTGTTGATGCTGCTGGTACTCTAGGTATTGGTGCAGATGCATTTGATGACTTTAGCTATCAGTTTAAGCTATCACTAAAAGGTCTAACTGAAGAAGAACAGCTACAGAAGATTAACGAAGAAATCACTAAGATGGGTGATAGCTTTGCTTCTTTGTCAGGTCACTTTGAGACTATGAATGAGCTTCTAGCTGCTGCTACTCAACGGTATGACCTAGAGACAAGGGTTCTACAGTTACTTGGTAATGAGACTGAACTGTTGATCCGTCAACGTGAAAGAGAACGTGCAGCTACACATGAGCTAAACCGTGGTATGCTTGATCAAGTGTATGCACTAGAGGATGCTTACTCTGCTGTAAACTCTGCTTTTGCTACGGTACAACGGTCTATAGAAGCACGTAAGAATGCTATCACTAACTCCTTCAACGAGATTATGGATGCTATTCAAAGTCGTCTTGCGGTTGCTCAAACTGCTGTAGGTGTTAGTGGTGGTATCTTAAGTTCCCTTGAGGGTGCTTCTGGTACATCTGGTATGACTAGAGGTGCAGGACTAGCTTACCTACGTAGCCTACGTGGTGCTTCTCGTATCTCTGACCAGAAAAAACTAGATGATGCTCTACAAGCTATTGCTGAACCATCAGAAGGTCTATACACTAACTTTGTCGATTACCAAAGAGACTTTGCAGACCAAAGAAATCTTATTCGTGAGCTAGAAGAGAAAGCTGGTCATCAGTTAAGCACTGACGAACAAACTCTACTAGAAATACAGAATGAGGCAGACGCTGCACAAGCTCGTTATCAGGGTCAGATTGATAAGCTAGATGAACAATTAGCACAAGCACAAGAGCAACTTAATGCTCTATACGGTATCAATACCTCTGTTAAAGATGTAGACCAAGCTATAAAAGACTTAAGCTCTGCTGTTTTGGCTGCATTAGATGCTCAAGCTGCTGCTAAAGCTGCTCTAAAGAGTGGTGGTGCAGGAACTGGTGCGGGAGCGGGTGTACAAGCTGCTAATGCTGCAGGACAACAAATCCTAAATCAATTAGGTCAATCTGGTATTGCTACTCGTGGTAGTGACGGTGCTAAGTTCCAGAAGGTAGACATTCGTGGTTCTGCACAGTTGTTACAAGTTGCAGCAGACTTAGGTGTTCAAACATCAGGTAAAACAGGCGCACAAATCCAACAAGCTATCTCTAATGCAGGTAACTTGGGTGTTAATATGGATAACGCCACAAGAGCCTTACAGTTTGCTATGGGTGGTAACTTTGGTGGTGGTCTACGTATGGTTGGTGAACGAGGCCCAGAACTTGAAGCTACAGGCCCATCACGTATCTTTAGTACTAAGCAAACTGCTGAACTCTTCCGTAACCCAGAGCTTGTTGCAGAGGTTCGTAGCTTACGTGAAGAGGTTGCAGGTCTACGGTCTGAAAGCAGACAACTACAAGCAAGTAATTCTAAGTATGTCAAGCGGAACTACGATATTAACCGCAAGTGGGATACTGAAGGTCTTCCAGCTACAAGGACTTAATAGATGCAGATTATTAAACCTGTAACAGTTACCAACAGTATTCTCACTAGCTCTAATGTTACCGAAGATGACTACGCTGAATGGGCCTCTGGTACTACCTATAATGATGGTGATAACGTCATTGTCATAGGTACGACACATAAGGTCTATGAAAGCCTTGTCGGTGGTAACGTAGGTAATGATCCTACGACTGATGATGGCACTAACTGGTTGGAGATTAGTGCTACCAATCGTTGGAAAGCATTTGACCAGAAGATTAGTGAACCTGTAACAAACTTAAACAGTATCCAATACGTCTTAAGTGACCCTAGTTCTAACATCACCTCTGTCGCCTTATTTGGTCTAAAGGGTGTTACAGCTAATGTAACTGTGGCTGATGGTGCTACAGAGGTCTACAACCAAGACATATCCCTGACTGACAACAGAAACATTGTTGACTGGTTCACGTATTTCTTTGAGGAACAAGTACAGAAAGATGAAGCTCAGTGGTTAGACTTACCACCATACTTAGGTTCTAATGTTACGGTTACAGTGACAGCAGCCTCGGGTGAAACTGCAGAACTTGGTCAACTTGTCTTAGGGTTCTTAAGTGATCTTGGTGCGACAACTTATGGCACATCAATTAGTATCGAAGACTTCTCACGTAAAGAAACAGATGACTTCGGTAACTTTGTCGTCGTAGAGAGAGCATTTGCTCAATTAGCTGACTTTGATGTACAGTTTGAAACTCAAAACGCAAGAAAAATACAACGGACGTTGGCTGGATTTAGGGCCACACCAATCGTCTATATCGGCTCAGAAGATACATCCTTCGGTACAACCATCTATGGTTTCTATCGTAGGTTTGACTTAACGCTAGAAGGCCCATCGTTATCATTCGGAGCTATAGAAGTAGAAGGATTGACATAATATGGCATACCCACCCATTACCACACTACCCGCCGCACCTAGTAGACAAGACCCCACGAACTTTGCTGATGAAGCTGATGCATTTTTGGGTGCATTACCTGACTTTGGTGATGAAGCTAATGCCCTTGGTAGTTATCTAGATGGTGTAGCTTCAGATGTAGACACAGACGCTACTGCTGCTGCCACATCAGCTACAAACGCTGCTACAAGCGCAACTAATGCAGCTAACAGTGCTACTGCTGCTGCTAACTCTGCTGCCTCTGCTGGGGCTGTTCTGTGGGTCTCAGGTACATCCTACTCTACAGGTTATGTCGTCTACTCACCGATTAACTTTCAGAACTACCGTGCTATTCAATCTACATCAGGGACAACAGACCCTTCACTAGATGAAACTAATTGGGTACAACTGGGTGGATCAGGTGGTGGTCTTACTGAACAGACTGCTACTACAACAGCTACTACACAAACTGCTATTGCTACTTATGTTGCTGCTGACTATACAGCTATGGAACTTACCATTGTAGCTGATGATAGCACAGACCGTACAATCACTAAACTTCTTGTCGTTCACAATGGCACTACAGCTTCTGCTACACAGTATGGTGAGGTAAACACGAATACTGCACTAGCGACATACGATGTGGACATCTCAGGTGGTAATGTTCGTCTGTTAGCTACTCCAGCTTCTGCTACAAGCACAGACTTTACGACTAAAGAGAACCTGTTTGAACCTTTAGCTTAATGATAACGACATAGGGAAAGTGAACTATGGCAAACAATAAAGATTTTAAAGTAAAGAACGGTATCCAGCCAACGGTATATCACGAGGGCTTGGGTACTGTTGTGTCTGGGAGTGTAGGGTATAGCCTTTCTGCTGCTAGTTATGATAGTGTTAGTTTTAGTGTAACTAGTCAGGAGACAAGCCCTACTGGATTGTTCTTTAAATCGGATGGCCTTAAAGTTTATATAGTGGGGTTAGACTTTGCCACAGTGTTTCAATACAGTTTAAGTACTGCTTGGGATATTTCTACAGCTAGTTACGACAGTGTTAGTTTCTCCGTATCATCTCAAGATACTATACCAACTGGCCTCTCTTTTAAATCCGATGGCACTAAAATGTATGTTGTCGGAAACTTAGGCGTTGACATAAATGAGTATAACTTAAGCACTGCATGGGATATTTCTACAGCATCTTACTCGCAAAACTTTAGTGTGTCTTCTCAGGAAACAGCTCCATATGATGTTACCTTTAAGACAGATGGCACTAAAATGTACATTTGTGGTCTTGCTGGGGATGAAATCAATGAGTATAACTTAAGTACTGCATGGGATATTTCTACTGCTTCAGCTAGTCAGGTGTTTAGTGTATCTGCACAAGAGGGAAACCCTCGAAGTTTATTTTTTAAGTCTGACGGAACTAAGCTATTTTTATCTGGGACTGATAACGATAGTGTTTATCTCTACAATCTATCTACCGCTTGGGATATTTCTACAGCTAGTTACGATACGAGTTTTAGTGTAACAAGTCAGGATACTTTGCCAACTGGTATATACATAAAACCTGATGGTACTAAAATGTATGTTACTGGTTATGCTTCTGATGCAATCTATCAATACTCCACAGTCCTCAGCACAGCATCCCTGAACCTATCCACTGGCTCAGTCTTTGAGGTCACCCCAACGTCTGACATTCAGATTAACTTAAGTAACCCTGCTGCTAGTGGTACTGTTAGTCAGGCTACGTTGTTGTTGGATCAAGCTGGATATGGTGGGTATGATATTACTAACAGCTCTTACGACAACATTAGTCTGAGTATTGCAGGTCAGGAAACTCAAGGCCAAGGTCTTACGTTTAAGTCTGATGGTACCAAGTTGTATGTTATCGGGACTAACGGTGATGATGTAAACGAATACAATTTAAGTACGGCTTGGAACATATCTACCGCAACCTACCTGCAAAACTTTAGCATCTCTGCCCAAGATAGCAACCCTACTGATATTACCTTTAAGGCAGACGGTACTGAAATGTATGTTGTAGGTTCTGCGGGTGATAGCGTATATCAGTACACCCTGTCTTCTGCATGGGATATTTCTACAGCTTCTTATACTCGTGCTTTTAATGTCGCCACTCAAGAAGTAGCACCATCAGGAGTGTTCTTCAAGACGGACGGGACTAAGATGTATATTGTTGGTTATAGTGGGGATGATGTAAACGAGTATAACTTAAGCACGGCATGGAACATCTCTACCGCATCCTTCTTGCAACTTTTTAGTGTAGCCTCTCAGGAAGCCAACCCACAGTCTCTGGCGTTTAGCTCAGATGGTACTAAGATGTTTGTGCTTGGTGAGAATGGTTTGGACGTAAACTACTATTCCCTTAGCACCGCTTGGGATGTTTCTACAGCGTCCTTCTCTAGTGCGTTTGCACTGACAGCGAGTGAGGTTGCGGTTAGAGGTTTGGCGTTTAGTAATGATGGCTCCAAGATGTACATACTGGATGAAGACGATGAGACTATTCACCAATACTCCACAGCCACACCAGCCACCATCACCTACCCTAGCACCCTAGAGTGGCCCTCTGGCACAGCACCTACGTCACCTGCTATTGGTGAAACAGATGTTATAACATTCACTACGTCAGACGGTGGTACAACCTACCAAGCAGTACAAGCAATAGATGGAGCATCATAATGGCTAACGATAAAGACTTCATCCTAAAGAACGCAGTAGAAGTAGGTGGCCCTACGAATGTAACACTGGGGACAATCACCAGCAGCGACATTGATCTTAGCACAGGTAACTACTTTGCTGAGACACTAGCAGCTAGCACAACGTATACCATTAGCAATGCAGGTGATGTACAGTCGTTTCAGGTTGAGGTGACTGGTGCAAATGCTGCTGATTTTTCAACTACTACATATGATAGTGTTAGCTTTAGTGCATCAAGCCAAGACGCAACCTGTACGGGATTGTTCTTTAAGCCAGATGGAACGACTATGTATGTTGTTGGCGGTGTTAATAACTCTATCTTTCAGTACACATTAAGTACAGCTTGGGACTTATCTACGGCTAGTTACGCTTCAAAAAGTTTTAATGTCACAAGTCAAGATGCAGAACCTAACCAAGTTTGGTTTAAGTCAGATGGTGCTAAGATGTATATGATAGGATATGATAGTGATAATGTATGGCAATATAGTTTATCTACGGCTTGGGATGTTTCTACTGCTTCTTACGACAGTGTTAGCTTTAGCGTAGGTTCTCAAGAAACACTACCAAAAGGGTTGTGTTTTAACTCTAGTGGAACCAAGTTGTATATTACAGGTACTGCAACTGATAAGATATACCAGTATACACTAAGCACTGCTTGGGATTTATCTACAGCTTCGTATGACAGTAAAAATCTTTCTGTTGCTTTAAATCCATCAGGGGTGTTTATTAATAGTGACGGAACAAAAATATATTCTGTAGATCAAACTAATGACGATGTAAATGAGTACACTTTATCTACTCCTTTTGATATTTCTACAGGGGGGTCTTCTACGGCAACCATTAGTGTGAATGGACAAGATACTTCTGCTCAAGACTTATTCTTTTCTTCTGATTTTACCAAGATGTATATGATTGGAAACAGCACGGATAGTGTATATCAATACTCTGTAGGTCAGACTACGTACACTATCACATGGCCTAGCTCAATAGAATGGGCTGGTGGTGTATCTCCCTCTGCCCCTGCTAATGGTGAGACTGATCTGTTTACTATTACCACAGACGATGGTGGTACGACTTATACAGGTGTAAAAACCGCTGATAACTTAAGCTAATCTGGAAGGTGAAGGAATGGCTAACAATAAAAGTTTTAAAGTAAAGAATGGCCTACTGGCTAGTAGGTACTATGGTAGTAACGGTACTGAGACTGCTGGGAGTACTGCTGCCTATGACATATCTAATACAAGCTACAGTAATGTTAGTTTTGATGTAAGTAATGAAGCACTTGGCCCTACAAGTTTTGACTTTAGTAGTGATGGCACTAAAATGTATATGCAGAGTAGTAACAACGATGCTGTATATCAGTATAGCTTATCGACTGCTTTTGACATATCAACAGCTTCTTATGCCTCTAAGAGTTTTAGTGTAGTATCCCAAGACACCATACCTACAGGTTTAGCTTTTAGTAGTGATGGTACTAAAATGTATATGTGTGGAATCAATACCGACATTTGTTATCAGTATACATTAAGTACAGCATGGGATGTAAGTACTGCCTCTTATGCCTCTAAGACCCTTAGCTTTGTTTCTCAAGACGGTCTGCCGTATAATATAACCTTTAATAATAACGGCACTAAGTTGTATATGATAGGTGGTACTAACGATAGTGTTTTTCAATATTCGCTATCTACAGCTTATGATTTATCAACAGGTTCTTACGATTCTGTTAGTTTTAGTGTTTCCTCACAGGAAACTGCCCCAAGAGGTATTACCTTTAACGGTAACGGAACCAAGATGTACATAGTTGGCGAGGATAACGACAGTATCTTTCAATATTCTTTAAGCACTGCCTATGATTTATCTACAGCTTCTTATGACTCAGTTAGTTTTAACGTATCTAGTCAAAATGGTGGGCCAAGACAGATCAAATTCAATTCTGATGGAACTAAACATTTCATTATAGCTGATGCTGGTGGTTCAGGAGAGAGGGCAGTTTATGAGTACTACACCACATCCCTAACCCAATCCCTAGACCTATCCACAGGTAACACATTCAGCTTCACCCCTAGTGGTGCTACTACTGTGTCGTTTACTAACCCACCAGCATCAGGTTTAGCTGTAGGTTTCTCTGTAGAGATCAACGGTGACGGTAGTGCAATCACATGGCCTAGCTCAGTGAAGTGGGACTCAGGTACAGCACCAACAGCAACAGCATCAAAAGAGTTATACACGTTCATCACAACAGATGGTGGGACAACTTACTACGGTAAGAAAGCGGCAGGAGATATAGCATGAGCAATGTAGCACGAGTAGCAGGACAGGCAGCTAATACTCTGA